AAAGATAAGTTGGATTCAATGATTAAGCGGTTAAATGTTAAACTACCGATAAAATCAAAAAAATCTCATATAATATACGACATCGATTACTCGATTATAGATGGGATTATAAATGAATCAAAACCTGACAGTCGTTTGCGAAGCAAAACTAAGCCTAGAAAAACAAGGCAAAGAATCCCAAACTCCTAGCGGCAATATTGTTGCTCGTGTTACTACATGGGGCAAGCGTGAGGGCGCAGACGGTAGAAAATTTAACTATCAGCCTGATGGCTTTTCCGAATGGGCAGAGCAATTTAAGTCTGAGGGTAAACCATTACCAATGTTCTTAAACCATAACGACATGGGTATGCCAGTCGGTCAATGGAATGAATTTAACTTCGATAAAGAAGGCATGGTTGCTAAAGGCAATCTATTTATGAATACTTCTACTGGTTCTGACCTTTATGAAGTATTGAAATCATCTCCAAATCTATTTGGTGGCGTTTCAGTTGGCGCATATGCAGATGAAGCGTGTTGGGTTGGTGCTGACGGTGAGCCAATGGATGATGATAACGATGATGATGAATCCTATTTTCAGATTACTAAAGGTGGTTTGCGGGAAGTTTCTGTAGTTATGTACCCAAACAATCCTAATGCTGAAATTCAAAGATTAGAGTGTTTTGATGCCGAAGGGCATTTAAATCCTCGCTTAGTTGAACAAGCCTTGCGTGATGCTGGCCTGTCCAAGAAAGGTGCGACCACCGCATCTTCCGTCTTTAAAAAGATTCTTGAATTGCGTGATGCAAACAAGGAAGTTATTAAAGAAACACCACAACCAAGTGAGTTGGAAGCGGTGGTAAACGAAGCTGATACAGTTCTTAAAGCCCTAGAGGAAAGAGAATTGTTAAAGGCATTATCTAAACGCATCAAATAAGGAAATATCATGTCTGACAAAATCATTGAAAAGTTAGATGCTATCGAAGCATCAAACGAATCTAAGATTCAAGAAGTAAAAACTGAAGCAGTTGCCGCTATTGAAGCCGCTAAAGCTGAAATGGATGAGAAGTTAGAAACCATTAAAGCCCGTGTTGCTGAAATCAATACTGCACCTTCTATCATCAAACCAGCTAAAACCATCAAAGAAGATGTAAACAAGATGGTTCGTGAGCAACTCAAAAAGTTTGCTAAAAAAGGTTCGATGGAAAAAGAACTCAAGATGTTTGAAGATGAATCACAATATCAAGCATACTTAACTGAGAGTTCATCTTTAACTGGTGGTGGTTACAACATCGGTGGTCGTACAGCTTACGATCCTGTGTTCCATACACTCCGTTTGATTAACCCTATGCGTGGCCTTTCCCGTAATGTAACAACTGATGGCTCTACTTATCAGTTCCGTGCAAAAACTGGTAATGCCGGTGCTTTCTGGGGTTATCCAGTAAACAACAACACATCTAGTGGCCCTAACCCAACAACTGAATCTACAGTTATTTGGCAACAAGTTCTTCAAGACTTGAATGTCCAGTTCCCAATCCGTACTGCGGCACTTGATGATATTGATGGTTTAGAAGCCAATGTGGTTGATGATATGTTGATGGAATTTAGCCAGCAAGAAGGCTTGTCCATGATTAAAAACAACGATCAAACCGATTCCCCAAATACATACGGTGGAACACAAGGTTTGCGTGGTTTGAATCAATATGCTAACTACGGTGCTAATGGTACTTATACTGGCGGCACAATCACTACTGGTGCGTTCGGTACTTCTGGTATTGCTACTAGCAACGGTTTGAACAGCTTGGCTGTATATGACCAATTAACTACTAACGGCAACACAGTTGGTGCGGCAAATGTAACTTATCAAGATTTGATTAACTTCATTTACAACTTGCCACAACAATACTGGACACCTACAGCGAAATTCTTGGTAAACCCAATCTTCTTGGCACAAATCCGTGGCTTGAAAGATTCTAACGGCACACCAATTTTCGAAAGAATGCACCCAGGCGATGCTGATGGTATCGTTGGCCGTATGTTAGGCTTTGATGTTGTAGTCAATAAATATGTTGATAATCCAAGCGAGTTCTCTGGTAACACAGCGGCTAACTTGTTCCCAATGTATTTCGGTGACTGGCAACGAGGCCATACCATTGTTGATCGCTTAAACATGGTTCTCCGTAGATATGATCAGACCCTCCCAGGCTACATAACTTTCTATGGCGAAAAACGTCTAGCAACCAGCAACGTCGACCCGCTAAGTATTATTGCTTACCGTTCTACCGCAACAGCAACAGCGTAATAAAGGCGGGGTGGTTCAAAAGACCACCCCAACTTAATCTTTTGGAAGAAATATGAAAAACCAACTAATCCTAGAAGCAATCAAATCAGCCCTTACCGATAAAAACGGTAAAGAGGTTAAGGTGAACTTAAAAGAAGCATCCACCCTTACTGGCTCTGGCTCTGGGGTTGGTGGCCGTGTTATTTATGATGATGCGTTTGCATCTTTGCGTATGGCTAACCCATTGCGGGTATCAAGCCGAGAAATTACAACGATTGGTTCAGATCAGGCTTTTGTAGTAAAGACTGGTAATGCAACTAATCCTACAAATCCCTGGGGCTATCCAGTTAATGTAAATACTGGTACTCCAAATATTGCCACATCATTTTGGCAATTACCTTTACAAGCCATTACAGCGCAGTTACCAGTTCGTACTGCTGTAATGGGCGATATTAACAATCTTGATCCAGCAATCGTTGGTGACTTAATGCTTGAATTTAGCCAACAAGAAGCGTTGTCTATGATTCAAAACAACGATCAAGCTGGTTCTAGCACTACATCAACTGGAGCTACAAGCGGTTTGCGTGGTCTAAACTATTATCCAAGTGGCTCTACTGCCGCATTTGGTACTAGCGGATCTGCCGCAACTAATGGTTTGCATACAGTTAAAACCGTAAGCACCGCTACTAGTGGCACAATCGTTTATAACGATATTGCATCTTTAGCATCTGCATTGCCATCTCAATATTGGAGTTTGCCAGGTACAGCATGGCATATGCACCCAAATACTATCCTTGCATTGCGTGAATTAACCAGTTCTACTGGTCAGCCACTCTTTGTTGAAGTTGGTGATTCTGATGGTGGCGCAGTTGCTCATGTATTTGGATTCCCAGTCGTTCCAAACCCATATATGCAAGTAGTTGGAAGCGGAAACTTCCCAATCTATTTGGCTAATTGGGATAAGTTTGTAACTATTGTGGATCACGAAGAATTTAGCATCCAGCGTTTAGAGCAAACACAGCCAGGCACAGTAACCCTGTATGCTGAAAAGCGTGTATGCTCTACAATTCGCGATGTATTTGCGGGTGTCCGTTTAGAATCATAAGGCCAATATGCCATTAGATAGTTATACTAACGGGCCGTATTTAGGTACGGTTCGTAATCCATTTAGCTATGAAAAGATTGAGCAAACTAGCCGAGATATAAGCAGTTCTTGGCTAAGTTTGGATCAGATTCTTCAACAGCTTAATTTGGTTGGAGATACCAGCCAAGCAGACTATCTGTTTAGCCTTGAATTAGCGACCCGTATGGCCATTGAAGATTATCTTGGGATGTCCATATTCTCCGTAAGTTATAAAGTCTATTACGGGGCTTTTAATGGCATGAGTGGCACACAAGTAATGCTTGATCTGCCAGAAGTAAGCCAAGACAATCAAGGTCAAAAAGGGGTAACGATTAATACCGTTGGTTATTACACAAGTGATACAACTCCAGTATTTACTCTAATTCCTTCTGACCAGTATTTTTATGATCCTACTGGCAACAAAGTCATTGTTAGCGGCATCCCAAGCGAAGTAAATCAGTTTATAAGCAATCCTATTGTCGTTACTTATACTTTGTCGGCTAATCCTTTGGCTAGTTATCCTGTTATTCAGCAAGCTGGTTTATTGCTTTTGACCCATCTTTATAACAACCGTAGCGATACCACCGTTGGCCAGTTGGCTAAGTTGCCATTTGGCGTAGATCAGCTTTTGCGCCCATACAAGCCACTTGTTCTTTAGTTATGTTTTATACATACGCCCATATAACTTCTGATACAAATAGAATCTTTTACATAGGCAAAGGTTCTGGTAATAGATTGCTTAGAAAAGATGCAAGAAATAAGCATTGGCATAATACTGTTTTAAAACATGGTTATAAGGCCAATAAATTAGCAACATGGAAAACTGAAAAAGAAGCGTTTGAACACGAAAAATTGCTTATTTCTTGTTTTAAAGATATGGGTTATAAATTAGTGAATCAATCTGCTGGCGGTGATGGCAATGGACCTCAAGGTGGTTTAAGTTTTAAAGGCAAAAAACACACCAAAGAATCTATAGAAAAATGCCGAATGATTCATAAAGGCATTGCAAAAAGCAAAGAACATAATTTAAAAAATTCAGAAGCACATAAAAAGAAAGTAAAGGTTAATGGCATAATTTATCCAAGTTGGAGTGACGCTAGTAAATCTACTGGAATTCCAATCGGTAGTATTAGGTATCTTATAAAATGCAAGCCTACTACTGGGAAATGGGCTAAATTTACTTTGGAATCGGTGCTGTAAATGGCAATCGCCCGTTTTGAAAATGTGGATGTTAATAATGTCGCTATATCAGTTGATGATATGGGTCAAACTAACACCGTATTGACTAAGTGGTTTACCACCAGGGCTAAAGTCATGGATGTTCGTAACGATTTGACCATCCCAAAGGATGAACGGGTTTATCAAAATCATGTGAAATTCATGCTTAATTACACTCCCAATACCGTCACAATGTCCACAGATCAAGTGGATTATGCGTTTGCATGGCGTGGGAATGATTGGCGTATTGCTGATGTCAATGAAGCTAATGACAAAATGAGCATTACATTTACTTGTTACCGTAACGATCCACAGACACAAGTATGAGCCAGAATAATCCAGCCGTATATAGCAAAGCCGTTCAATATCAGCTTAAATCTATTGTGGGCAATACAATTCCCGTATATGCCGTATTTAACCGTGATTTTGCTAAACAGCCTAAATTTATTACTTGGCAATTAAGAAATATTCACCAGCCAGTATATACAGGGCAAAACCAGAATAATAAGGGCATTGATCGCCCCGTCTTTCAGATTAATGTGTTTGCACAAGATCAGAATGATGCTTTTAATATATCAAATACTATATTACAATCATTGCACGGATATAATGGGCAATTTGGTGGTTCAAGCGGGTTTTATATCGCCAAAGCTGATGTAGTTTGGTTGTATAATACTTATGATGATACAGTAAAGTTAAACCATATTATTATGGATTGCACTTTAGACATTCCAACATAATATAATTTTATTAACTTTTTATTTTTGAAGGATTAAAAATGGCTCTCCCAAATCAAGTGTTACCTGGGTTTTCGGCATCGTTATGGTGTCAAACTAGCGCAACTCCAACACCATTAACTCTTACTCAGTTATCTACTTGGACTGGCGAAGTTGCTTCTATCGTTGGTACAGTTGCTAACGGTACTGGCTCTGGTGGCGAACAATTAAATGTTGAAGCAATCCCTAAGTTTGGCCAAGATGATGCTTCTGCAAACTTTTATGTTGCTGGTAGCCGTCAGTCTGATGTTATCCCAACACAAAGCAAACCAACTTCAATGACAATCGTTGCCGCATGGAATCCAAGCGATGCTGGTTTGTTGTTGATTCGTGGCGATGCTTACAGCGGAATTATTGATCGTACATTCGTTATTGCCGCAGTTGATGGCGCAAACACAGTAGCATATGCCTTTACTGGCCGTGTTTCTGAGTTCACTATCGACAATGCGCCTAACGCAGAAGCGAAATGCACATTCACGATTCACCCAAGAGGTAATCAATACGGTTGGTCAAATAACACTTAATATATGAATCCGACAATAAAAAATAATAACGATTTAGCAAACTATTTGACATACCTAGCTGGTCAAGCCGATTCTGGTGTTAAGGATTGGTTTGGCTGGCAACAACAAAAGCTAATGGGAGTTGATCTGGCTTATCAGATCGCTTCCCATCATGCTGATAAATTAACACCAGACGAAATTACCCAATTTGTTAAAAAACTCAATAATTCTATTTTTGAGCATTTAATTAAGCCAAAATGAAAACTACATTCAAATTTGAGGGATTCCAAGAATTTGAAGAATTAATTGACAAAATCCAAGACGATTTTGGCCCTAAAGATGCTACAAACATTTTGCGTAATGGCGCAAGAAAATCAATGAAATCAGTTTTAAATACCGCTAAAGAATTGGTGCGGAAAGATACTGGACAGTTGGCGGCAACCCTTCAAATTGAAGCTAGAAAGCCTACAAATAAAGATAAGCACTCAAGGTATGTAAGTCCTAGTGAAATTATGATGGCTAGGGTTTCTGTAGCTCCTGGCAGTAAATTCCATCCAAAGGCTTTCCATAATCTACATAGCAAAAAAGGTTCAATTAAACAATTTGTTGTAATGGATGCTAGAACGATTGTTAATGAATTTGGTACTGCTAAAATGCCAGCAAAGCCTTATTTGCGCCCAGCTTTAGAAACTAATATACCAGCAATATTATCGTCATTAAGCAATGATTTTGGTGGAGCATTAGAAAAATATAGATCAAAACACATGAAGGAAACAAAATGAACCAGTTTGCAAATGCTTTAGGCAAAAAATTTATTGAAAATCAAGATTTAGTCCGTACTCGTTCATTTGAATTAGGCGGGCATACTTTTCAAATTAAAGTGCCAACTACATTAGAATTTGAAGCCATTTTGGAAAGAATTAAAACAGTTAATGAAGAATTAATTGAAAAATATTATCAAGATTTGGCAAATCCATTTATTGAAAATAAAGAAAAATTTATAAATGAAGGTGTTGAATTTCAAGATAATGATGTATTAATTAAAGGTAGATCATTAAAAGAAACCGCTAAAAATAAAGCAATTACTGAAAATCGTATTACGGAAATGTTTAAATTAATTGTGCCAGAAGATAAAACTTTTGACATGAATACTATTACATATTCAATGGTTGAAGAATTATTCCCATTTTCTATTCAATTAGAAGTGGTAGATTCTATTACTAAAACCATTAGCCCAAGTTACGAATCCGCAAAGGGAAAGTAACTGGGTCGATCCGTAGGCAAACAAAGGCTTATATCCTTGCACATGGGTCTGACCCGAATCAAATAGACGAAGAAACATTTACCGACATTTGTGTTATGTACGCAGATGGGTTAATTGGTAATCGTGGAATATTGGAAGTATTAGGCACATTGACCGCTGGTCATTTTAATTCGTTATTGCCAAAAGGTAAGCCAAGTTATAAATTGCAAGATATAATACCCAAAGTGTATGGGTATATTTACCCGCCATTAACAGAACAAGATAAAAAGGCTCAAGCTAATCAACAATTATTAACATTTATGTTAATGAGCCCTAAAGTACCAGAAAGTTTGTTCAAAGGAAAATAAATGGCAAATATCGCAAGTCTTGGGGTCAAGTTAGGCATAGATACAGCCGACTTTACGCAAGGCATCGAAAAAGCCAAAGAAGCCTTACAGAATTTCAAAGAACGGGCTGGCGAATTACTGTCCGTTGCCGCATTTGCTGAAATGGCAAATAAAGCAATGGAATATGCCGATTCCGTTGTTAAAACCGCAAAAGCCAATGATGTAGCGGTTGCATCCGTTTTAAACTTATCATCTGCCTTAATGAAAAATGGCGGGGATGCGGAAGAAACCAGCCGTATTTATTCTGGATTTACTCAAAAAATTGAATCTGCCGCATTAGGTAGTGGAAAAGTTCAAGAAGCATTTGCCAGATTGGGCGTTTCCCTAAAAGACTTAAAAACGCTATCTGAGGAAGATTTATTTAATAAAACCGTACAAGGTCTTGCAAAAATGCAAGATTCTGCGGAACGCAACGGTTTGGCGTTTCAAGTTTTGGGTCGTGGCATTAGGGGCGTTGATATTAAAGGTTTGGCGGCAGACCTTGAAGAAGGTCGTGGCGAAATGGATAAGTATGCCCAAGCTGTTACCCAGGCACACGAATTAAGCATTAAATTAAAAGAAGCATCACATCAACTTACATTAGAATTTACTAACGCAGTATTTCCATCGTTATTACAACTTTATGATGCGTTGCACAAAGATGCCAGCGCAATTCAGTTTTTTGGTGATGTATTGCAAACAACTGCCGAAACTGTTTCTGTGGTCTTTAAATATACCGCTACAGTTATTGTTGGATTTTTTACAGAAATACAAGGCGTTATTGCGGCCACAACCGATGCTATACATGGTGATTTTTCTAAG